TCTGAAATAACAAAAGGTAAATCTTTAAGGAATATTCTAAAAGAAGAAGATATGCCAAGTACGGCTACTTTCTTTGTTTGGTTATCAGAAGATGAAGAAAAACTAAAACAATACACGCGTGCGTGCGATATAAGAGCAGAAGTTATTTTTGATGAAATGTTAGAGATAGCAGATGATGGGACAAATGACTTTGTAAAAAAACAAGTAGGCGATAGTGTAGAAGTTGAAGTGTTAAATTCGGAACACATTCAAAGGTCAAGGTTAAGAGTTGATACTCGTAAATGGTTGTTGTCTAAGTTAAACCCTAAAAAGTATAGCGATAGACTACAAACCGACACTAATATATCAGGAGAAATAGCAATAGTTTGGAACGAAGAAAAAACATACGATAGTGAAGCTAAGTAAAAAGCAAACTACTGCTTTAGATTATTTAGAAGATAATAAAACCAATGAACTTCTTTTTGGTGGGGGGGCTGGTGGTGGAAAGTCGATACTTGGATGTTATTGGCAAATAAAGCAAAGGTTAAAGTATCCTGACACAAAAGGCTTAATAGGTCGTGCATCGTTAAAAACATTAAAAGAAACTACATTGCAATCTTTCTTCTTTGTTGCAAAAGAACAAGGATTAAAAGCAGGAACACACTACAAGTATAATCAACAATCAAATATAATTTACTTTCCTAACGGGAGTCAAATATTACTAAAGGATTTGTTTTTATACCCAAGCGACCCGAATTTTGATGAGTTGGGTTCTTTGGAGATTACAGACGTATTTATAGATGAATGTAACCAAGTAGTAGAGAAGGCAAAGAATATTGTTAAGTCAAGGATACGATATAACTTAGATAGTAACGGTTTAATTCCAAAGGTTCTTATGACTTGCAACCCTGCGAAGAACTGGACTTATACAGAGTTCTACAACCCCAGCAAGCAAGGTACAATACCCGACAATAAAAAGTTTATTCAGTCTTTGTTGACTGACAACCCGAATATATCAGAACATTACAGAACCAACCTTTTAACATTAGACGAAAACTCAAAACAAAGGCTACTTTATGGTAATTGGGAATACTCTAACGACCCGACAATACTAATACCTTACGAAAATATATTAAACTCTTTCACCAATACTTTTGTAGAAACAGGCACAAAGTATATAGTAGCAGATATAGCACGTTTTGGGCGTGATAAAACAGTAATAGGTATTTGGAGTGGGTTTAGGTTATTTAAGGTCGTCACAATAGACAAAAGTGGATTAGACGAGGTTAAAGAAACTTTAGAACTATTAAGAATCCAATATCAAATACCTTTAAGCAATATATTAGTCGATGAAGATGGTGTAGGAGGTGGCGTTGTGGATTTTATGAAGTGTAAGGGCTTTGTTAATAATTCCGTACCTTTAGAAATAAATGGAGTAAAACAAAACTATCGTAATTTAAAATCACAATGTTATTTTGGTATTTCTGACCGTATAAACTCTAATCAAGTATTCTTTGGTGTAGATGGGGAACACAAAGAAAAGATAGTTGAGGAACTGCAATACGTGAAGCAAAAGAACATGGATAAGGACGGCAAAAAAGAAGTTCTAAGTAAAGACGAAATAAAAGAGTTATTAGGTCGTTCGCCTGATTACGCCGATATGGTAGCTATGAGGTATTGGTTTGAGTTAAAGCCAAAAATAAAATGGGTAAACTACGATTTTTGATTTGTTTATAAAAAATAATCGTTACATTTGCAAATAATTCTCTCTATTTTACTCTCTCACTTAGTTTAGGTTCATTTAATAAATTCAAGAAAAATGAATCTATTCGGCAAAAAAGCACCAGCACCACAAAAGCAAGCTAACACATACACGGAGTCTCTTTTTGGGTACGCCAATAGAACCGTCATGCGGTCACCTGATGACCTTGACAGTTTAAAGTCTTTATACAAGGACAATGCGATAGTTTACGCCTTAGTGGACTGGAAAGCCTCACGTATGAGTGAACTTGAATTTGAACTTTATAAGGTTTTAGACAAATCAAGTGCAAAGGAATACCGCAAGTGGAATGGACGTTACACTGACAAGTACGAACTAAAGCAACTTAAAAAGTTAAAAGCTTTGGCGTATGAGGAAATTGAGTTGGACAATATATCTGTTAACGACCTGAAATATGGGAAGATAAAACAGATATTAAAGCAACCTAACCCTTTGCATACGATGTCAAAGTTTATTTATCATTATAGTGCAAGTAGAGACGTATCGGGGTTTCAAGCTATATGGGCGAATAAACTTGAAGAAGGACTGAACGCAGGGCTAATACAAGAATTGTACCCTTTGCCTTCACATTTGACCGAGATAAGGTCAGGAGGTTCTATGCAGCCGATTGAGTCTTATCGTGTGTTAATGAACGATTGGTCAAAAGAATACAAGGCAGATGATGTTTTATTACTTTCTAATCACTCTTTTGATTATACTTTGAATGGTTCACAATTATACGGCACAAGTAAAGTAAGAGCAGCACTCCAAGAGATTGACACATATAAGTACGCTAAAGAAAGGGAGTTATATTCTTATCAGACAGGCGATGCACAAACTATTGTTTCTCCAAAAGATATGGAGGTTGCAAAAGACATGAATAATGAAGAAAATAAAACGCTTGTTCAAGGGTGGATTGATAGGACATTAAGGATGATAAAACAGAAAACACGCTCTAATATAAGTGTATCTCCTTACGGTTTAGATGTAATAAAGATAGGAACAGCTTTAAAAGACACTAATACCACCGAATCGAAAGAAAGTGCTATCGCTGCTATTTGTGGTGTGTGGCATATAAACCCTATTATCTTAGGTCACAATTCTACCAATACAGACGGCAAGATAAAAGAGGTTACTAAGATGGCTTTAAGAGATTCTGTTTTCCCAGAAGCTAAAGACCTATTGCAAGGCATGAATGACTTTTGGATGGATAGTTACAAAGGACGTGGAGAGAATTTAGAGTTGGGTATTGACTTTGATTGTTACGAAGAGTTTAATCAAGACATCGCATTGCAGTCCAAAGCGTTAAAGGATATGGACTTCTTATCTGACAACGAAAAAAGAGAATGGGTCGATTACGACAACTTGCAAGACGAAAGAGGTGCAACACCGCAAAAGTATTGGGATATTCAATTAGACCCTATGGACTTAACTTATGAAGACAATACAGACGTTACAGAGTGAGGCTGATAGATTATCTGATATAGCCGAAAAGAGTGCTGTTAAATTCGTTTATAGCTATCTTTATAGGCTAAATAAGCATTATAGTAAGATAGCACAACAACATGGCGTTAGAGTGGCTGAAATGCGTTTAAATGAGATTACAGAACAATCTTTGTACGAAGTTTACTACAAACTATACAATAAAGGCGGTTGGTACTACGCTAACCACCAACACACCTTACTACAAAAGCAAAAACGTTTCGGTATAGGCTTCTTTTCTCAATTGTGGCAGTCGTATATTCAAAGACAACTGAAAGACCCACGAATAACGAATAAGATTTCACAAGTAACACAAACGATAAAAGACGAGTTTAGAAAATTGCTACTAAAAGCAAGTGCTGAAAATATGACTACACAACAAATAGCAAGGTTATTTAGTAGGGAACTTCCAGTTACACGAGCGAGGGCGTTAAGAATCGCACGTACTGAAATGACCAACGCATCAAGTTTAGGTGTTGACTTCGCAGCGGAAACTTCACAATTAAAACTTTACCAAGTGTGGATACATTCTAAAGTAGGGAATTATCGTGAAACCCACGCAGCAGTGAACGGTCAATATAGACCGAAAGGAACTGATTTTATGATTGATGGAGTTAATATGAGTGGACCAGGCGACCCACGAGGCGGAGCGGTAAACGTCGTTAATTGCCGTTGTCGTAAATCCTTTCTTACGGAAGAAGGTTTAAAAGAGTTTGGTTTGTGGAAAGAAGAAAAGCTACCTCAATGAAGTAGCCTTTAATATTAACCATATCCCTAAAATAAAAAAAACTATTCTTTAATCATATTTTTGATTGACTCTCTTATTTCTTCTTTCCATTGTGGGAAAGTGCAGCTTATTGTTCTTATTAAGCCGTTTATTTTATTGTTTCCTTTTATTGCAAGATAACTCACATTATAGCTATCCAAAGAATATTCCTCAATATCAGACGAGTCTTTTGTTGTTATTTGTTGCCATACAGGCTCTACTTTTTGTATGTATATTTTCATTGTTTAGTTGTTTATTACTTCAAAAGACCCAAATGTAGTTGTATCATCAAGATTAATATTTTCTTGAAATAGAATGATTGCTTTGTTTTTATAATAAGTTATTTCAGTAAAATACCAAGAGCCTTTACTGTTGCTTTTTGCGATAATATCACACTCATTCGTTTCTCCTTCTTTTATTGGTTCGTTTGAATAAAAAGAAATAATTATATATCCATTATAATCCTCTCCTTCAAA